AACACTTACGACTCAGTTCCAGAAGCTCCGATCGTGCCATTTGCGGCAGTCGTTCCAAACGTCCCTTATTTACAGCCTGTTTTATTAGGTAAAGCGAACGTAAAACTAAAAGTAAATCTAATCATGACCGTAGGCGTCGCGATCTATGACAATCAGAGCGCGCTCGATAACATCGAGAAGCTGGTTATTAGCATTCTGGCGGCTATTCCGTCAGGGTATGAAGTCGGAGACGTATCGAATCCGATTCCGTTAAACATAGGCGCGTCAGAGATTCTCGCTTGCGAGATTCAGCTTTCGACCTACTACACACAAACTAACTAAGGAGAAACAATGGCCACGACCGTCATTACTGGACGCGATCTCGCTATGACGATCGCGACTAAGAACTACGACGAGCAAGCGACAAGCGCGACGCTTTCAGCGGACGTCACTATCGAAACTTACGACACACTTTACTCGAAGGCTTACAAGTCGATCGATTCACAGTGGACATTCGATGTCGAGATGCTCGCAGACTGGGGCGCAGCGGATTCACTCTGCGAAGCTCTATGGACAGCCGCAGAGACAGCACCAAACACAGCTTTAACAGTATCGCTTACAGCTGTTACAGGGGCAGTCTTTAGCTTCCAAGTTCTGCCACTATTTCCAAGCGTGGGCGGATCATCGCCAGACGCTCAAACTGTTAGCATGAGCTTTACAGTTATCGGAACACCTACAGAGACATTCAGCTAAAAAACAGAATCGGGAGCAATCAATGAAGCTAGAACTCGAAGTCACTTACTTAAACGGAGAGGTCGCTACATTCGTAGCGGCTAATCCAGAGTGGGTTAAGTGGGAGCGGAAGTTTAATACGACCGTAAACGAAGCAGATTCTAAACTCGGACTCGAAGGGCTTAACTTCTTGGCTTATAACGCTATGAAGCGCGAAGCAGCGGGAAATCCCGTTAAGCCTTTCGAGATCTGGGTGGAGACTGTCGAAAGTATTACAAGTAAGAAGACAGACCCAAAAGCTGGCCCGTCGGAAGCTTAAATCGCACACTTATAGAAGTAGCGATCGCGACTCGTATTCCGATGAGCGAGTGGAAGACGGTGGAAGATTTACTTACAGCTATAGAGATCTTGGAGAGGCAGAATGGCAAGTAAGAAGGGCGTCTACTCGATAGAGGTCGAGCCAGCCGCGCTTAAAAACTTGATCCAGACGCTTAATCTTCTTGATAAAGAAACACAGAATCAGATTCGCGACGCAGCTCTTCCACTGTCGAAGCGTCTGGCTGGCCAGCTTATGATGAGCGCACAAGGCGCGCCAGCTCCACAGACTAAGCTCGTAGCTCAGACGATTACAGCGAAGCGCGATCGTCTTATTCGCGTAGACATCGGCGGCCCTAAGAAGGTCGGTCGTAAGTACGGCGGCGAGACATCGAAGAGCGGTAAAGGCCGAGTACGCCAGAACGCAGCTTCAGCGGGCGCGCTTCTGTGGGGAACGGAGTACGGCGGCGGACGCGGTACGGATTCACTGGGTCGCGCATACACAGACAGATTTAAGGCTCCGCGTAACAAGCGCGGCTACTGGATCGCTCCAGCTGTTGACTATTACACGCCTATCGTCGCGAAAGAATACATAGATCTCATTCAGGGCGTAATCAAGAAAGTAGGTCTCGACTAATGGCTGGCATTCCAAAAGTAAAGATAACTTTCGACGCAGATTTCGACGAATTAAAAAAAGGCGTAAAAGGCGCACAGAATGAAGTCGAAGGCTTTTCCAGCAAGATCGGCAAGTTCGGAAAGGTAGCCGCCGCAGCTTTCGCAGCTGCAACAGTGGCAGCCGCGGCCTATGCTGGAAAACTTCTTATCGATGGAGTTAAGTCAGCTATCGCAGACGAAGCAGCCCAAGCGAAGCTAGCTACTACTTTACAGAACGTTACTGGCGCTACGAATGCCCAGATCGCAGCTGTAGAAGAGCAGATAACTAAGACATCGCTTCTCACTGGTATTACAGACGACGAGCTTCGTCCATCAATGGACCGACTTTTACGCGCGACTAAAGACGTGGATAAGGCGCAACAGCTACAAGCTATCGCGATCGATGTCGCCGCTGGAAGTGGAAAGTCACTCGAAGCAGTTACGAACGCCATGGCCAAGGCCGCCGAAGGTAATACGGCAGCTCTGGGAAGATTAGGCATAGGATTATCGTCTGCTCAGCTTAAAACTATGTCGATGGAACAGATTACGGCTTCTCTAGCTAAGACTTTTGAGGGTCAAGCTTCTAAGCAAGCGGACACGTTCCAAGGCAAGATGCAGCGTCTTAGCGTTGCATTCGATGAAGCTAAAGAGACCGTAGGTTCTTACGTTTTAGATGCGCTCACTCCGCTTTTATCTGGGTTCGTCGATAAGGGAATCCCAGCGATCCAGAACTTCGCCGCTGGGTTATCGACCACTCTCGGGCCAGCATTTACATCTATCTTTAAGGTCGTTCGCGATGATCTCCTACCGATCATTAAAGCTGTATTTAACTTCTTAGCTAACGAGTTCATTCCAGCGTTAGGCGCGATCTTCGGGCCAGCTCTTCGAGGCTTGGCGAATGCTTTTAACATTATTAAGAACGCTGTAGCTTCTAACTCAGACGAACTCGCTCCGCTTTTAGCACTCTTTAAGGCTGTCTGGACATTTACTAAAGATAACCTAGCTCCGATTCTGGGTGGCGCTTTTAAGGTCGCACTCGAAGGAATCGCGACTCTCATCGGTGGACTTGTTACAGCTTTCGGAAAGTTCGTACAGCTCCTAACTGGAATCTATAACGGCGCGAAAAAGGTTATCGATTTAATTAAGGATAATCCGATCACAAACCTATTCGATGGCGGAGCTAAGGGACTTAAAGCTTCCGTACCATTCCCAGAAGAGATCGGCGGTGGAGTTACTGTAGAAACTGGCTTCGGCGGTGGCGGTGGAACGTTCGCTCCTAACGCGGGATCGCCTACTTTTACAGGCGCGCCGTTATCTGCTTATTCTCCAGCGATGCAAGCTGCAATCTTACGACGTGAAGAATTAAAGGCAGAAACAGCCAGACTTCGAGCGCAACGCGAAGAAAACGCAGCCGCTCGGGTAACTGTAAACATGGGTGTAGTCGGAGATCCAGAATCGGCAGCTCGTACAATCATCGACGTAGTAAATAAATCCCAAGCGCGCGGCACTCTAGGCGCGGGAGCGTTCTTCGCAGTATGAGCCTATGGACTCCAGTCTGGAGCGTTCTTATCGATGGAGTCGAGTATAAGAACATAACTCTGGCGAATCTTACTATCGAATCTGGTCGCCGAGACATCTACCAGCAAGCAATAGCGGGCTACTGTAATTTATCTATTCTCAACATCGACGACGATCCCATAACCGTAGAGATTAACTCTGGGATAACCGTCTTCGTACAGAACTCCACAGCTACGCCAGTGGCAATCTTCGGCGGCAGCGTGAGCGACATTCTAACGACAGTCGAAAGATCGGGAACTGGCGGTCTAGTCCAGACTGTCACGGTTACGGCTCTTGGCGCACTTTCACGTCTGCCAAAAGTTTTAACCGAAGGCGTCTTATCTAAAGCTTTTGAGGGCGATCAGATTTACGACGTACTCGATGGCATTCTTTACGGAGCTTGGAATGAAGTTCCAGCTGCTCTTACTTGGGCTACATACGATCCGACGACCATTTGGACAAACGCGGAAAATAGTGGAGTGGGCGAGATCGATCGCCCAGGCAATTATGAACTAACCGCTCGAACTAGCAATCTTACAGACGCTTATTCTTTAGTTGCTGCTCTAGCTACTTCTGGACTTGGTTACATCTACGAAGATGGTCAGGGCCGAATCGGGTACGCAGACAGTACCCATCGCGGAAATTACTTAACCGCGAATGGTTATGTCGAGCTTTCAGCTTTAGACGCTTATTCCAGTGGTCTCCAGACATCGACCAGATCGGGCGACGTTCGTAATGAAGTGACGATAACTTATAAAAACGGCGACCAGCACACAGCAAGCGACGCGACATCTGTCGCGATTTATGGATCTCTGGCGCAGAACATTCTCACGACACTAGAAAAGGGCGCAGACGCAACAAGCCAAGCGAACTTCTACCTAGCTCTTCGCGCTTACCCTAGAGCTAACTTCGAGTCGATTCGCTATCCGCTGGGTAGCCCTAACGTAACGGATTCAGATAGAGACGCTCTTATCGGTGTCTTTATGGGAATGCCTGTAAACATTACAGACCTACCCGCGAACATGGGTCTAGCTTTCCAAGGATTCGTCGAAGGCTGGAGATTCTCAGCTGGTTATAACTCTCTGGCCGTTGATCTTTACGTTACGCCGCTGGCTTATTCACTTGATGCGGCTCGCTGGAATGACGTGTCTGCTTCCGAAACTTGGAACACTCTTAGTCCTACACTTATCTGGTTAAACGCGGTTACGGTCGCTT